AAATAGCAAAGCAAGTAAGAGCAACAATGCAACGTGATTTTGGAGACTTAATAGATATTATCTATGATAGTCGAAGATTAATACGAGCTGGTTTCTCTTACCATAAAGGTTCTAATTTGTTTAAAATACCAATAAGTTATGATGAACTTGAAAATCTAGAATACTACGATATTTTAGATATGGCTAAAGAAATAAGATCTGATTATAAACCAAGCCATATAATAAAAGAAGTAGTTAAAGGACTAGAACCAATGGATATGAGTCGAAAGAACATAGCCGAAGTTCGTAAAGTATTTGATAACGCTGGTGGATTAAGCACTAGATACATTACATGCGTTCAACATATTTATAATGCTGGTTATGTACCAAGTAATAGACATAAACATCTATTGGCACTTGTTAGTATATGGCGTAAAAAATATGCTTTTGATAAAATAGCGTGTGATCATCTAGCAAGAGCATATATGGAACAAATGGACAATCCATTACCAGCTGTTGAAACAAGTAAAGTCGTTAGCGATGCTTTTAAAAATGATTATAACTACGGCTGCAATCATCCTGTACTACAACCCTACTGCGATAGTAAATGTATACTATATAAATGGAAAAATTTAGATGAAGAATCAGAAATGTTAAATGCGGAAGACATGACATCTCGTCTTGTTGATTATTTAACTGCTGATTTTACTAATAAATCTTTTGACCTAAAGGATATATTTCCATTTATACCAAAATCTCATATCTTTACAACAGGACAGCTTATCACTCTTATAGGTGATACTGGACTAGGTAAGACAGCTTTCTATCAATATATAATCACAAAACTAAAGAATATTAATACATTATTTTTATCTTTAGAAGTTGATGATATAACAATGATAAGAAGATTTCTTCAAGCTACTTTGCTAATGAAGAAACATGAGGTTACTAGTGCATTTGCAAGTAAAAATTCAGAAATAATAGACTTGGGAATGGAATCAATTAAACATATTAAATTGATGACAGTGTCACCAGACATTGAAGATTTACCAAGTGTAGTATCTGAATCAGGTGCAAAAATAGTTGTTGTAGATACTATTGATAGAGTAAAGGCAAAGTATGCTGGAAAAGATGAATTTGCTAGACAAGAAATAATTGCTAATGGTTTAAAAGACTTAGCAATGAATGAAGATGTAATGGTATTAGCAGTACATCATATTTCTAAATCAGCATCTTATAGTTATCAAGAAACAAATTCTTTAAATGTACATAGTGGTAAAGGCAATAGTGCCATAGAACAAAAATCAGACCAATATATATCATTTGAAGGAAGATCAATGACAAAGAAAAGATTAGTCAGGTCTCTTAAGGCCAGAGATGAATCAACCTTTGAAATTATCTTGGACTACAACTGGGAAACGTTTACTTTTGATAAGCGTAATTAACAAAAATAGGGCACAGATTCCTTTATTTGTGCCCTATCCACATACAAAGGAGGCCTAGATGGCTGTTGTAGAAATACACATCAAAAACGATAAAATTGAAAAAATTGAAGGGTATGATACATGCGTATATGTATATGATCACGACATTAATAAAACAACAACAATGATATTTAAAAAAGAGGTAGAGATATATGAAACATGGACAAGCACTGACACTTCTGGGATTTCCTCTAATACAAATCACTCAAGCAAAATTCCAAGAAATGGTAATGAACAGAGTGATAATTCTTAAAACATTTATGATAGGAATAGGATACTCTACACTAGGTGGAGATAGTATACAAATTGTACTTGGAATTACAAGATTATCAATATTTACATCATTTACAATTAAAAAAGGATGGCTTATATGAAAAAACCAGTATCAAATATAGCTACAGCTATGACTCAAAAATTAATTCACTTACTGCAGCAACTAGAAGATGCAGAGTATAAAAAAATGAGTAACGCAGGTAAAAAACAATTTGATAAAATATGGAAACTATTAGGTCAGCCAACTAATGCTGAATTAAAAAAAATAAAAAACAAAAATGGAATTAATAAATGAAACTACATGAAAAAATAGAAATAGTAGCAGATCATTTAACTTACGAAACAACTGATAAAGATCGTTTTGAGGAAATTAAACATCTGCTTGAACAAGTATATGAAGAAATTGGATGCGATCTAGATATAGAAGAAGATTACGAAGCTTTATTTAGAGCTGATTCACCATATCATTCAGAACATAGAGGCAATCCAAATGCACATAATACGCACAAGGAGCTTATATGAGTGGTAAAGCCCCTAAACAAAAAGGCAATAGAATTGAACGAGAATGTGTAAACCTAGCTAAAGGTTATGGTTTTGAATCCAAGCGTGCTTGGGGATCTGATGGTAGATCTTTAGGATGGCATGAAGAAGTGGATATGACTATCACAATAGGAGACAGCATCAAACATGATTTATTTAAATTCCAAGTTAAGGGAAGAAAGAAAATTGGAGATTTATATAAACCATGTGATCATGTATATGGACAAATTCTAAAAGAAGATCGTAAAGAACCCCTAGTAACTATACGATATAAAGACTTGTTAAGCCTCTTTAAGAGGTTAACAGGATAATACAAATAACTTTGTATGTGTAAACATAAGAAAGAAATTTGTAACAAATGAAAAAATAGAGGGCTGGTTGGCGTTAGCCCTCTATTAAACAAAAAAAGGATTAATTATTATGAATATAGCCAAGTTGAAACTAGATAAAAGAGGAAGAATAACATTCCCATTATCATTATTAAAAGCAAATGGAATAACACCAGAGAATAGCTATGCTATAGTAAATGTAATGCAAGGCAGCGATAATACTTTAAAAATTAGTTTTTATAATAAAAATGAAAACGACTAAAACTTAAGTAGACTGAAGCAGAAGACAGTAAAGGGCACGTTAACCCCCTCGACCTCTTCTGCTGACGTTTAAAGGAGATTTAAATATAATGAAGGACTATTTTGAACACGAAAGAAACATGGAACACCCTATGTATAAAAAAGGTTTTCAATACGTATTTGATCATTACGGAGTTCCTAGGCTACCTCATGAAAAATATCAAGATACACTAGAAATGCTAAATAAAAGTTTAAAGTTGCTAAAAGAAAACAGATTGCTTATGCTAAAGCTAGAAGAAGAAAACGAAAATTTAGTAAAGACTTTAAAAGCAACTAGGAGTAGCTGGTATTATCAAACATCAGTAACTAAAAAACTAAGAAAACAAATAAAAGCTGTTAAATTAAAATGGTATTTAAAGCCATTTAATAAAATAATCTGGGACATAAAAATAAAAAACAATTAGGTAATCAACGATGCGAAATAAAATTAGTATAATATCTCTGTGTCGTTGATAGGCAGTTATGCCATTGTCCCAAATATTATAATAGGAGAAAATAATGACATCAAAAGAATACAAAAAACTAAGAGAAACATTCTTAAAAGAAACACTTGCATTATCAGATGCAAAAAGAATCGAATATACCGAAGGAAATCATAACAACAATGTATTGTGGAACTTTGAAAACATAGCTCTTAATGTAGATCTAAAACCAATGCAGGTATTGTCCATATACCTCCATAAGCACATCTCTAGCTTGTTAAATTATCTTAAGGATGGTAGAGAGTACTCTGAACCAATTGAAGGCCGTATAAGCGATATTATTAACTATTTATTACTAATGGTAGCAATGCTACATAAATACAAAAAGGAAGGGATACAACATGACATCGAATGCTAAAGAAAGCGCATATAAAGCAATACCACCAGCACGAATGACATTTAAACATCTTTACTTGTTATATAAAAATTTATATGACAATAAAAAAATCTCAGAAAATGGTGCTGCATATAAAAGAATGATAGAGTTTAAATCTAAAATTATAAAAGCAATAAAATAAAGGAGTATATATGAACGAAGTTAGTTGGCTTACAATAGCCTATCATATGTTTGTTGAAAACAATATGTCTTATCTTACTATGTGGATCTTCGCTGTTTACGCAGTAGCAAGAACATGGACTAATAAGAAAGACAGGGATCAATGGAATCGTATAGAATCTAAATTAGATAAATCATAAGGGATAATATATGCAATTAGATCCTACAATAATAAGAACCAAAACTTCATCAAGTCTTGTAAAGCTACTAAGTGCTTGTAAAAAGTATTTAACGTATAAGCAAGACGTTGATACTAAAGAAGCCGATAATCTTCTATATAAAATAGAAAAAGCTGAGAAAGTATATAAGGAAGAGATGGAAAGAGTTGGTTATAGGAAGTATGAAGAATAATTAATATGGGGATGCGAGTTTTTCGTGTCCCCTATTTAATTTAATAGCTCTTCAATAGCACGTCTTTTTTCATTCTCTGATTGCATTCTTTTTATCCTGCTCATAGCTTGAGTGCGTGGTATCCTAAATAATATTTCAGGTGCTCTCTCTACTCCATGAAACGGCCTATCGTCTGCTAACTGTTTTATTTGTCTAATTCCTCTACCAAATGGAAACATGGTATAAACAGTATAATTAGTAAAGTCCTCATATTGCCCAGTTAATAGCTCTCCAAAGGCTTCAGGAACTCTAGCTATAGGAGGTTTTAATACATTAAGAGGGCCAAGCTTTGAACCGAAAAATGCCATTTCACGTTCACGTTTATCACCAAAAGTGTAATCAGCCAAAGCTTGCACCCAGTCCCAAGGCGGTGGCAATGTAGTATCAAACAAGCTGAACATGAATGCACTGCCTAATGCATACATCATCATGTCAATAGCAAAGGTATCTTTAAATCTTTCATAAGATTCAGATCCTTGTTTAAAGCCATTAAGTTTAGCTTGTTTATAAAATTCTTTACGCATACGAACACTATTAAAAACAAATAGCTTAAATCTACCGAGAACTTTACCCATTGAAGTTCTCATAAATGCTGGTCTATAAGCATTTTGATATAAGAATTGAGTCATTTCAATTCCACGCTCTGCTT